AAAATGAAAATCACGCCAAAGATCGCGCCAAAATGGCTGGATATTGTCTGGAAAGGAAAACTTGTTCAGATCAATCGTAAGTTGAAGATTAGAAAAAAGAGATAAGTATGGCTGTACTTTCTACAGATGAAAAGATTAAACGGTGCGACGCTACCATGCGATGGCGAAGAACTCATTTAACTCTTGCTCTTCAATTAGATAGGGCATCCAAAAGACGAGTTAAAGAATTCATCAACTCACTAAAGGATAAACCGTGTGCAGATTGTGGAAACTCGTATCCTCATTACGTTATGCACTTTGATCATCTTCCACAGTACGAAAAGAAGTTTAATATTAGCAATCCAAGAACAACTCGCAAGGATAAAATTCTCGCAGAAATTGCAAAGTGTGAATTAGTGTGCGCTAACTGTCACGCAGTTAGAACTTATGGACGGGAGGAACGTGCTTATGGACATAATCCACTTCTTAGAAAGGACTGAACCTCTTTGGTTATTTTCAATCTTATTCATTGAAACTGCTATTGGCGCATTAACACTGTATTGGGTTAGACGTGAGTATCAGTACGATGAACAAAAAGATTTAGAGAAAAAACAACGGCGTACAAAGACTTCTAAAAAGACAACCACTTCTGCGTCTGGACAGAATACTGTGGAAGAAACAACGGAAGTGATCGAACCAATTGAAACAAAGGATGGGCCTCATGCTTAATTACTTCATTTGGTTGTGCGTTGGAACTGCGTTGTTTCTTGACACTCTCAGTTACTATCGTCAAATACGAAAAACTCTACGGTCAAAGAAAAGTTCGCAGATCTCATCCACTGCATTTCTTTACAAGATAAGTAAAGTGATGTTCGCTATGCTCGGACTTGCGCTGTCAATGAACTGGGTGGGATTCACTATGGAAATATTCATGCTTCTTGTCTATATTATTTCGCTATGGGTAATTGTTCAGTACAAACCTAAAAATTGGAGGCTGTTCCAATGAACTTAGAATTGCACGTTGTAGAAACGAATAATGGATTCATTGTCAGAGTGGAGAACACAGTACGTAACAATGGAGTGTACGTGTTTCGATCTGTGGATGATATTTTGATGCTGGAGTTTTTAGGAAAAGTTGTATTAGACAAAAATGTGAGTGTTGAAAGAAAATAGGAGGGTTTATGTCAGAAAGAATTGATTCAAAACTTGACACAATTCGGAAGGATGTTACTGAACTTGCTCGGGCCATTAACACACAGGCGCAACTTCTCAATGCCGTTGTGAACGCTGCTGATCACATCGTCAAAACCTATGTGTCTTTAACCACGGTAAAAGGGAAAGAAAATGAAAAAACAGAAACGCCCAAAGCTTAACATTGCCGTCAATTCCACATACAAACCTGGGGAATGGTCAATGAGCACCACCTTTGACTCCCACAGTGGATTCTCAATGGAAGAATGCAAGGCAGTTTTGAGGTTCTTCAATCTTCCCGATAGGGATTATTTTGACTGGATGAGTGGTCAAACATGTCCAATACTACAGAACGGGAAGATGGGATACTACTGGTATGACTTGAATCGGTACATTAGATGGAGAGTGACAGGAGTGACGCCTATTTTTGATTAAGCGTATAGGGACAAATGTGGCATGGATAGCCATCGAAGAAGATGCACCAATAGCAGAAATCTATGCACCACATCTTCCACATCCGCAGCCATGATGAACTTGCGAATCGAGTTGAGATCGTGTAGGAATTGGATTGCAGGGAGCGAAATAGAAGTTGCAGCGACACTCGTCGCAATGCACCCAAATTCTATCTTCGTTTGATCGGTAGGATAAAACTGTTTTACAAACGGGACAGATTACTTTTTCACGGTTGACATTCTCTGCATAGTACATAAGGACTCCATTAATGTCTAAAGTACGCTACTGCAACGCCTGTAAGTGACACAAGTAACGTAAGTCCTCCCCATAGCATAGAATGCAATCGTGAAGTCATTCTTGCTTCATCTTTAATTTGTTGATTGTTTACGGCCACGTCTGTTAAAATCTTTGGAATTGTCTGCGTAGCTATTAAATCAATCTTTTTGTCTAAGTCATTCAACTTCTCTAGGATTAGGCCTTGTACAGTTTGTTTCGCCATTGGATTACCCTCTAGTGTATGAACGCTTTGAAACCCAGGGCTCCAGCAGCAGTAACAAGTCCAGCTTTTATGAGTTTCTTCTTAAAAGCAATTTGCTCCGCTTTTGTCATAGCCTGTGCTCCTTGAGCGCGTTGATTTATCATTTGTTGCTGAATATCGCTTAACTCTTTCGCTTTTTGTAACTGATCATTTGAAAGAGAAACTTTCTTTGCTTCAATCTGCTGTTTGATCTTTGCTGGAAGTTCTTGTGCCGAAGTTTGCGCTGCGCGCAAGTCTCCTAGCTTCGCTCCCACTTCAGGTTCCTGCAATCCCAACGCGTCAGTTGCTACAGATTTAATCTGTTTCAATTGACTTTTGGCAATGTCGCTAAGCCCCAGTTCTTTCTTCTCCGCTTCTTGGGCTACTTTACGGAGGTGTTGCAATGTTTGAGAGTCTGCTGTTTGGGATAATTCTTGGGCTCCTTGTTTTATTACAGGATACTTAGACTCGATGAATTTCTGCATTTCAGCAGGATTGTTTATGAGATCCTCGAATGCTTTTGTCGTTTCAAAATGTAATCCCTTCTCTTCTTCTGCCCCAATTAAATTCTTCTTTGCTTCAGTCATTTTCTGTCTGGCATCTTGCAATTGCTGGGCTCCTTGCTGCCTCACTTCTTGAAGAGCCTCTGGTTTGCTGAGACGTGCTTCCTGCGCCGACAGTCTGCTCGCTTCCCTCTCCCCTTGTAGATCCGCCAATTCACTTGTGTTCTTCAGTGCCACTTCCGCCGGTGTCGGGGCCTTTATAAAGGCCTTCGCCTTCCCAGCCGCTTCTGAGACAGGGGCCATAACCTTCTCCGCGCCCGTCTTTGCGAGATTGGCAAGCACTGCTCTCTTGGCTATTCCCTCCGCACCCATTGCAATGTCAGGGGCCATCTGTATGGCCGTCCCGAGTGCCGCCGACGCGTAAGGATTCATCCCATGCTCGGCTCCCTTCTCTGCAACAACTTCGCCAGCCTTGTTCATCCATTCAAACGGCTTTCCCATTGCATCCAGAGCAATCTCCGGCCCTGCCGCGTGCATAGCCAAGAATGGGTGGCCAGACTCGGCCAACTTGTTGCTTAAGTTCTCTGATCCTTGTTTTATGGCTCCAATGGCTGCTCCAACAGGTTCCAATGGTTTTGACAAGAGGCCTGTAACCTTCTTGGAAAATGATGCCGCTTTGCTCAGGCCGTCCGATTCTCCCCTCTTTAACCCTGCCGTATCATAACCCTCTTTTTCGAGGCTAGAAATCAATTCTGGCGTGATGCCACTGGTATCGTAGCCCTCTTTCTCTAAATCGTCAATTAAAGCCATAATTTACTCCTATTTCTTCTTTGGAAGCATTTGCCGTAGAATGGCACCCATGTCAGGTTTACCGGCATTCCTGGGAGAAGTCGGCGTACCCCCATTTCCTGGGGACATACCCACAGTTTTCACGTTCTCCAGATGACCGACCATCCGTTGAAAACGCTCAGGATCACTTTGAATAGCCTTTTTGAACGATTCTGAGGCGATTCCAGTGTTGATGTCGATGACTTCATTATCCACATCCATGATACCTTTAATGACATCGCCCATCTGTTGACGCCATTCAGGAACTTCAATCAGTTGAGGATTGCTTAAAAGATTCTGTTTGAGACTTGCCCACTTGACGGCCAACATGCTTTGAGGGCTGGTGCGATTCATCATTTCGACGTGAGGCGCGCCACCTTGCATGATACCGTTCAAGTCACTATTTATGAACTCAAGGAGAGTAGGGTTATCGTGATCTTTGAGCACTTGGAGAGCCCGCGCTGCGCGCTGATTACCGACAGCGGCCATACCCACGGAGGTACGAGATCCCTTATCCAATGCGTTGACAGCCTTCCCTAAACTATTCCATTGTCTTTCCATGAACTGTTCGCCACGCTGCGCGATGAGTCCACTATAACGCGCTTCTGCAATGGCTGATTCTTTGAACTCCTCTCCAGGTTGGAGCACCATGCTATTTGGATCAGCAGGATTGATTTGTCGAATGGCTCCAGTGAGTTTGTTCACAGCCACCATTGGAGTACCTTTTGCAACACCAAAAAGAGTTGGTGCAATAGCAGAAGGATTAAGTTTAAGAGCTAACCCCTTTAATTCTTCTTTTCTTCCTGCTTCCATTTGCGACTGTATTTGGTCAGGCGTTTGCATCACCTGATTCTCCATAGGCCCAACAGGGCCCTCTTGTCCAGGTTGTACTGGATTTATCTGCGTTGGTTCTGGATTCACATTGGCTATATTTCCAACATTTGCTTTAGGCATCATTGTAGACACAGGAGTTGCTGGCGTTATAGGTTTAAGTAGCGACGCTGCTTTATCCTCTTCTGCTTTTTTATTCTGTAACTCTGTCACTGTAAATATTTCTTTCTTAAGATCTTGCTCTGCTTTTTGTCGTTCTAGCGATTTAGATGCAATCGTATCTTGTAACGTCGTTCCTGTAGCAAGGGCTTGAGTTACCTTTGAAGGATCAAACTGAGCTTGAGGAGCCATGTACAAGGCTTTTAACTGCTCTGGTGTTAACTGATTAATTTGTGAGTTAGCCATTGTCGTTCTCCTTATACGGCCTGTCGTCCAAATGAACTTCGACCTGTAGGTGTCTTTTGTACGGCATTACGCTGCATTAGAGCGAACATGAGGGTCGGATCTAGCTGCTGTGGTGTTCCACCTCCAGCCATTGAACCTAAACTTCCACCCGCTTGCATACCAAGTGCAGCACCCATAGGATTTCCACCGGATAAACCGAATCCGGCAGCCCCACCAGCAACGCTTCCCAGTGTTCCCATAATGGCACTCTTTTGTGCATTAGAAGCATTTTGACGAGCGATGTCACTCATCTGTCCTGCTTGATTAATAGCAAGTTCGTTTGCACCAAATTGCTCTTGCGCTCCAGATAGCTCATTAAATTTATCGACTAGATCTGTACGTCCCATTTGTGTTAGAGTGTTTAGAGTATCTTCATCCATTCCAAGTTTATCTGCAAGAGCCTTCTGTCTTGTATTAAATCCCGTTGTAGCAAACCCTTCCGTACGTTTAGCAACGTCAGCAAGTCTTTGCGATTCCTGATTGGCAGCGAAATCAGCAGAATTCTGTGCCGCTTGAATTGTTGGTTTAGCGAGAGTGGAGAGAGCCGCACCGCTTCCCATTAATCTGTTGCCAGCTAAAGAATCTCTAATGGATCGTTGTATTTCAGGAACATTTCTAAACTGTTCTTGACGAACTTGATTTGCAGAAGCAGTATTTGCTGCTTGCTGCTGTTCATTCACTTTACTTAAATCAGTACCATACTGACTAAGTAAATTTTCGGCTCCTGGCTGCAACTGAGCAGATATAGCATTACGTTTTGCTTCATACGGAGCGTACCCTGCTGTCAGTTGAGTATTTTTCTGACCTGTTAAGTCATTAAGTGCTTGCTTATTTTTTAAATTCTGAGCATAAAGTTGTCCAACGTCAAGTGACTTTGGTTTAGATCCGCCTATTCCTAAAAATGCCATAAATCTCTCCTTATACGGCTGCTAGCGAGGCGGTTTTAAACCATCCACGCGAAGTCTTTACACAAATATAAACTGCTGTACCAGTATCAACGATCACTACATCTCTAGGCGATCCATCACTGGTGGAAGGGAACGCATTCTTAACTACATGATCATGTGCTGCTTGAAACAATTCTAAAAAACTTTCTTGTACGACGTTTGCATTAAAGTCATTACCAATAGGATGCTTTTGTGTTTTAGGCATATTTATCCTGTTATCACAGGTGGGTGTAACCGCACCATCGCAGTGGCTTTAAGTGAATGAATTTCAACATTATAGATATCATTGTTGTAGATACGATACATTAAATGCTGTCCTGCAATCGGATTTCCATTTGTCCAACTAGGTTTAAGTCTCAAAAAGAAATCATCAAGTCCTGAAGAAGTTTGATAATTGGTTAATCCATCCAATGTGTAGAAAGGATACCAATTAGCACCTTCATCAACTGAATACATAACTTGAATTGCAGCACCAGTATTTTTTGCGTGGATAATAACTTCATTTACGATCTTGTACTTCTCACTTACATCTTTATACTGCGTACTAAAATCAAACGCCTTTGTTCTCATATCGTACTCAATAGGGACTCCAGCGTCAGTGTATCCTTCTAAGAACTTACGAATCTGCCCAGAGGTAGAAAGACCAAGGTATGGACGATTAAAGAAGAATGAAAATGTAGCAACGGACAAACCAGCTAGACGACGCCATTTAGCATTCAAGTCCAGTTCGATAACCAAATTATTAACCGACTGGTTTAATTCGGCTAGTGCCACATAGTAACGTCCGTCAACAAAAATAGATGCAGGACGAATAGATGCAGCAATAGCGATAAACCATTGCACTGTAACGAAATCTACTTGGGGTACGTGAGTATCAGACGATGTAATTACCACTTTCCACTGAACAAACTGCAATGGAACTACTGTCAAGGGAAACTCGGCTGTTGTAACCGGATAGAACGTAGCCGCAGGAATTCCTCCACTCGTAGTCGCGGATCGCATGTAAAACTGTATTCCTCCGCCGTTCAATGCAAACTGAGCAAGAAACACATCCCAACCAGCCGGAGGATTTACGCCGGTGTCAATAATTGGTGAAATATAATTTGCTGCTAAAGTCCATGTGAAATTAATAGAAGAAACAGATGCAGAAACCGTATCCGGAATATTAGCGGTTAATGTTACTTTAATTCGTACATATTGGCGTACAACATGACTTCCAAATGCAACATATGTCCACGGGCCAGAACTACTTGCAGATGTTGCAATTTGTGTAACAACTGAGGTTCCCGTTGGAGTTGCTGACTGAACAATTAAAGAATTGTACGTAGTCACGTCAAAAGTACAGTCAATAACAGGAGATTCCCATGCTGCCGTCGTATTAAAATCAAGGATTCCAACAGTAACAGCAGGTGTCCCAGCAGGAGTTCCAAAAGGATGTCGCCTATTATCTGGTGTACTAAGAACAATTCTAATTCTCCACCATCTATAGGCCACAGGAGATGTAAAAGTAGAACTGCTTAAATTATCAAAGGTAGCAGCAAGCGTCCAAGTAGGAAGGAGTTGATCAGCATCATTACTTCCATCAACATAAGTAACAGTTGTGCACGGACTTCCTGTGTACGTTGTATTAGATGATACATTTTGCTGTGAAATCGATAATCCTGAAGGAGTCATAGTTAATGACCCTGAGTCATAAACAGGAGAAGTCCACATACCAGATAATGCGATCGGTGTCTGATTAAATGTGTAAGCGACAAATCCATAATGAGGAACGCTGCTTAGAAATGGAAACCAGGAGCCAGTAAACACTTTTACAACTCCACCTCCAAAAACTTCGGCATCCGCATCTATAATCGGATTGGCCACATGCGCGGAATTGGCTACGATACCGATCCAGAATTTTTGTCCAGCTGCAATTGTGACATTGATCGAACTGTCTGTAATAGTCCCATCAGTCGTGATAAAATGATTGCTCCCTTGATACAGGATGCTTGAATTGTCAGGAGATCCGGCCGAGTCACCCCAAACCGTTATTTTCACATTCTGATTGATACCTGCCCATTTCAGTTTTAGAGATAAAGAAGTGAGTTTTCCGGCGTAGATAGGAGCGGTTATAGGTTGAGCATACGCTGTCGTCGAAGAAGATCCCGGAAAAGAACCAGGGATGTTTGAAAGTCCACTTAAATTATTTTCACCTGTTAGATTAGAAATCGTAGGAAGAAGAATGACACCTGGGTAGAAATGAGACGACTCAACGAAATTTCCCAGCGAAACTCCGGCAAAAGAGCCTGCTGCATTAGTTGGAGCAAATCTTAGTGGGACGGACATCTCATTCGCCGTACCTTTAGTTACAAGATTAACTTTAGTGGCCAGTGCATCTTCCCAATCATTTTGACTGTTAAAGTTTCTTCGCGGATTTGTTCCAACTAAACTAGTTCCATCCACAAATCCTTTCGTAGTAATTGACCCTGGAATTGAAAGAGTATCTATTCCATCTGAAGGAGTACCAGATAAAAAAGTAGTCTGCGTGTTTGAATTTTTTTGTTGAATTGCTTGACTAATATTAAAATTGACTAGATCCTCAATTACATCAGAAATGTATTCAATGGCGTTTCCATCATACGTATAGAATCCACGTTCAGAAAGCCAAATAAGAACTGGAACGCCGTGCAGAACGTGCGTTTGTAGAGTGCGATTATCTACGCATCCAACCGAGCTAGGAATGGCAGCGTAACGAAATGTGTCAGGAGTAGATCCAACGATCTGTCCCATTGAGTGCCTATTAAAAACAATAAGTCTATCAAAATAAACAACTAGCGCAGTAATAGGATCTTCTTGATTGCAAAGAATCTGATTCTCAGATCCATAGATATCGGGTTGTGCCGCTTCGCTATAAAAAAGAGTGTTAGGATCTCCAGGAACTTCAGCAAGCCATAAACGGTCAAGCCAAAGACTGATTAACCCAAAAATAGGAGGAGAACCATTGTTAGTTGGAATGGGCGTTGGAGTAGCAGACGAGAGTACAGTATCGCTATATGTCGTTGTCGTATTATCAGAAATTTGATGCACAAATACCCAATTCTGATCATTATTATCACGATAAATGTTTCGTGCAGTAACTCCATACCCACCAATAGGAATGGCCGTTAGAGGGATTGTGTTATTGCCTGTCGTAGCCGTTTGAGCACCAGAAACGGGACTTCCATTACTTTCTTCTGATCCATAGTATAGAAACGTGACTTTGTACGTGTGGGCACCATTTGGAACTGCTCCACCAGAAGTAGGAGCACCAGCAGTGAGTGGAGTTGAGGGTACAGGCGCGCCCATTTGTCTTATAATCGGAGTTACGACTGGAGTAGCACCTCCATAGATAGAGATACGATCATAGACAATAGGATTATTTATTTTGTTGTCACCATACACGCGATCCTGAGTTGTAGCAAACTCAAAGTTTGCTCCAGCATTAAATCCTGTTCCATTAGTAACAGAATTGAATATTGTGTCGCCAGAACTGTACTTAAATGTTCCATTAGCAACAACGATTAAATGACGAGCTCCATCAGAGAATATAGCTTCAAACTGATCCTTAGGGGCAGCAGAAAGAAGAGTGGCGTTATAGTTAGGCCCACCTTTTCGTTTCGATAGAGATCCATTGGTGTCGGTATCTATGTTTATCGTACCTCCTGAAAAGTCTGTCTCTTTCAATTTAGGAGAGTGCGGTTGATACTTCGTTATCAGATTTCCCCAATTTTCAGGATCAATTACAATAGAAAGTTTATCCATAACTTAGTTACTCCAGTACTCTAAATACGGCGTGAACTTAATACTAAGCCAGTCATTTAATCGAATTGTATCGTTAAGAGCCTTGTTAGAGATCTGTACTTGAACAGAGTCAAAAATAAATACGAACTCTATGAGTGCTGCTAAAGCAAATGAACTGCTAACACTATCCGAAAGTGTAATAGTTTCAATTAGTATTTTAATCGTTTCAGATGCAGTAATAACATCAGATAGAGTTATAGTATCTGATAAGACTTTAGTAACCATAAGAAGAATTTCATCCTCATCAAGACGACTATTATACATGTACCAATTATAGCACCCGCCGTTATACATGAAGGCGGTACGAGCTCTTTGGAGAATATTAATCGTCTCCAAAAGAGCTGTCATGCTCACGCCATCAGAAATCACGTCAGCGGTGGCCTGACTCTCGGTGAGAGTAAGCCCGATGCCGCGATTTAACGCGTCTGTTAATGTTATCGTCTCAGACAAGATATGAGCAAACTGAGTAAGATTGTACTCAGTATCATTATACATGCTGTCATTGTACATTTTATCTTATCCGAGTTGCACGAATGTATCCGTAAGCTTGTGGAGTAGCTGCACTATAGGTCATAAAGAATTTAGCATAGTGAGTAGTTGTTGAAGCAAGAGAAATACGCTTTTTAAAAGATGTAGTAGCATCGTTTGTTCCAGCGGCTCCACTTGGAAGTGTAGAAACAAATGCGTTATCTCCAAATGATAATCCAGCTCCATTGTCTCCAGAATTCGTTGATAAACCCACTTGCGCAACTATTACTGTTGCACTATTTGCTGTTAAAGCAACTAAAACTTCAACGTCCCAATCTCCTGCTGTTAAAGCAAGAGAAGTCATATCAACCTGTTGTCCAGTACCAGTTGAACTCACTCTACTCGCAAAAGTAACAACAGATTCCATTGATTCACCTATGTACCCTGCAGCAGCATTATCATTCGTACCTGTGCCTTTTCCAGCAAACTTTCCTTCTACCGTCATAGGAAGTAAACTATCAAGACCAGCGGGGGTAATTTCAAAAGTAAGAACTCCACCAACAGTAAAGTCTAAGTATCCTGACGATCGAGAGTACAGTCCTGTAGTTGGAAATCCAGTAAATGTAATTGATGGAGCACTGACAGATCCTACTGGAACCGTTATTACTCCAGTAACAGTTCCTCCACTCAGAGGTAGGAAACTAGGATTAACTCCTAAAGCAGTTTCAATTGCTTTTATTTCGTCTTTCAGAACGTTGTGATGAGCAGCAATCACGTTATGAAACACTTGTTGATTCTGCACGTGAGCAGAAGCAGACGTTCCATCCGCGCCTCTCGTGCACCCAGTAAAAGATGTAGCTGTTTTACCAGTGTACTTAATAATTTCTAAGTCGATTGAAAGAAATCCAACGGATGGAAACAACGAGGCGTCCACCACATTGACCGTTGTCGCACCAATCGTCAACGGATTGTCCGTTAACTGGGTGCTTAACATATTTACAGCAATGTAAAGATCGCTGTCTGTCGCTACTGCGCCTGGAAAAATAGCCATTTTAGTTTCTCCTTATATTTTAACTAGCTTTAGTTTGTCGTGTTCATAATGTCGTTTTTGATGACACGTACGACATACTAGCACTAGTAAACTATCTGGTAGAATTTCTTTCGTAAAGGTCATGTGGTGAACTACCATATCTTTTTGTTCAACACCACAGTCTTGACAAACTTTGTCTCGCTTCCAAACTTTTTGTCGTTGTCCGAAAGCAAAACGGCTAGGATCTGGATCTCTTGATACTCCGCCTTTATAGTTACTTTGCACTTGACGAGCGCACTCATAAGAACAGCAACGGATTTTTCGAGTTCCTCTAGCTCTAAATTTTACTCCACAATTTTCACACACTCTGTCTGGATTCTTACGGCATTCCCAGGAACAGAATTTATGCCTTGCTTCCCACTCTTTCATATTTGTAACAAACTTCTTATAAAAGAGTTTATTACACCGTAAACAACTTCGTGAATATCTTAAATCATCTTTCTTACAGTAGTTCATTTTCTAGGCGAATGTTACCTGCCATGTCACCTGCAAACTGTCGCCTGCGCCTTTATTAATTACTGCGAAGGTCTGTCTGCAAAACATTGTTCCTGCTGAAGAAGCAGAGAAGATCCCTGATTCAGTAATGGCACCAGTATCGACGCCAGGGCCGAATGAGGCAATATTCTGCCAAACGTTAGCTGAAGGAGTGAGCGTACCCGCAACACGAGAAGCAAGAGGAATGTCGAGATCCGTGTTTGAGGCATTCGCAGCAGCAACACCTGTACCTAATCCAATATAGCGCATGAAATAATCAGATTGCGTAGCGAGAGTTAACCAGTTAGCAAGAAAGTTCTTACCCACAGTAACCACCACGTTATTTATTTCACGATGATCCTTGAGAACGCCAGACGCATCGAAGAGATCAAACTTGATTCGCCCTGTGACTTTGAGTTGTTCTTGTATCATTGTATTCTCCTTTGTTAATCAGTAAGCGGGCCAAACGGAAAGAAGTTCCCATCTAGTGACTGTTGTGAGTCAATGTCCAGACGATTCCGTAGATCCCCGCTTTCCCTTTTAACCCATTTACGTCCTTCTGCAACATACTGGAAGTACATGGTTTTTTGATCGTCTGCACGTTCAAATTCTTGTTCCTTCATCCAAGCTTTCCACAAAACGTACGCTGTAATAGCTTCACAAAGTTCATCATCGAAACTGAGTGTGTCAGTAGGATAAAGAATTGGAGTAGCCTTTGCTTTGAAAAATAAATGAAGAGTTGTGGCAAATTGTGCGTTTGGTGCTTTATTCAAGTACAGTCGTCTGTTCCATATCCAATAACGAGTTGGACGACCCTGATTATCATCAGTATTATTCAAAAAGTTAGTTTGTTGCTGAGCCGCTTTTTCCAAATTAATTGGATAAAGGCGTTTCCACATAAACGTTCCATCGTCATTAATTACTTTGATGAGGACTAATCTCGCGCTTGTCCAGTTAGCGGGAAGTGGATAATCAATCTGACCTTGTACTAAACTTAGCTCAGCATCAGCTTCCAACACACGAATTTTGTTAGCAAAATCAACCTGAGCGCGATTAACATACCGAAGAAGTTCAGCATCGCTCCAAAACTGAGCAGAGGTTTCAAGGAGTTCTTTTCTTACGTCTAAAATTATTTGACTAGCTAACATTGTATTCTCCTATATTAAGTCTCTTCTAAAAGTAAGGGGCGATTTTTATTGTGGTTGTCCGTCCCTAATCCTAGTTTATTCTAGGCCCACAGCAAATACTATGGTGCTACTACGTGCACAGGTAATGCTGTATAGAGAACCCCAATGGACTCAACTGTTGCTCGTACACTGGTTGTTCCTGTAAAATCAACAGAAAATTGAATAAACTGACCAATCAGGTCTAAATCTATTCCAGGAGTTAGTACTGATCCATAACTGCCCATGACATTAGCGTCATTTGACGCTCTCGCTTTTATTTCTACTGAAGTCCCACTTGGTGTTGTTCGCTGAAAGTTAAAAGAGTTCCATAGTTGACCCGCTATTTTAGAATCGGCTATGTTAGTTTCATAATATGCTGTGGTTGGATACAAAGGTTGTGTAAATACAGGAGTTTCTGTTCCGTTTCCAGAGTTATATCGAAAATCTACGTTTGCTTGACTTAAAACAACGGTATAAAGAATAAATTCATCAATCTGCCCAATCCATCCCCACCCGGTCCGCATGTTTGCCATGACGCGGAAATTATTTGAGGCCGGGACAATAGAAGTTTCGACTAGGCCATCATAATAAACACTATTCACCAACAACGTCCCGTCCAAATAAAATTTAACCCCGGCGGCCAAACCGCTTCCGTCATACGTTATTACAAGATGTTGATAAGTATTGGTTGTGACGGTGGTGGTTGTGTAAACTTGTAAATAATTTCCGCCTCCACCATTCAAATCGAATCGTAAATAATCTTCTTGAATAAAAACTTGCCAACCCTTCCCATCCACTTCGCTGAAATTGCCGGCAAGAGAAACATCATATCCCGGCGTATGATTGAACCAACACTCGATGCTGAAAGGTTGATTCCATTCAAAAGCGGCGATGTCTCCGCCGTCGATATAATTCACCGCCTCATATTCTCCGGGATTCGAGATCGCATTGTTTAATTTTCCCGCCACCCATAGGGACGGGTTGAGAAATTCCGAAACCGTCATCAACGTCCCCGGCCGGTTGTAGTATGCGCTATCAGCAGCCGTTGTCCCTGAAGTTTCGTTTAAATGCCACGTTAAATAAATCTCCTGACCTGGAATAGTGGTTGTTTTAGGAGCGATCTTCGCGGATGAACCAGAATCTACCACTTCAGTATCTGATCCTAAATTCCCTTTATTCCAATCAGTGTCAGTTGTCCAAAGTAACTGACTTAATTGCTTTAATTCCATTGTCCCTGGTGTATAATAAATAGGCATTAAATTCCTACCTCCGTAACATCGGCAAATGTCGATCCAGATAACTTACGCGCAGTAATTATACCAAAGTATCCATTAATTTCAAGCGTTGAATCTGGTGTCATCGTATAAGTGAAACTGGTGCTAGAAGCTCCTGATCCAAGTTTAACAAATAGTGTTCCGCCTTCGTTATAAATTATAACCTGAGTTTTTGTTGAATTTGATATCGACAATGTTGCAGCACTCGCGTTATTAACAGCAACTCTTGTAGTGGTCGCAAGTCCTACTCCAGCAGAAATTGAAACTGTTCCTGAGATAATCCAAGGACTAGTACCTTGGTTAGCTGTGACTAATCCATCAACTGTAAGACTTCCACCATTATCGGTGATGTTAAGACTTCCATCAGTATTTACTGAAAGAAGATCTACTCCATCACCGACTTTTACGCTGTCTTGTATGTGTGAAAGATTTCGTATATCAAGATCAACAGCACTTACACCTATAGGTTGTCCAGTAACAACAACGTCAATAGGTTGTATTGAATTATTGTCAAAACTCGACATGTTATAGAGCCGAGGCCATCACTTTGTAGGCTGGTGCGCCATTAGCGTACTTAAGAAATACTCCGTTCGCATTTGCCGTATCAAGAGTCAATGCCTCATTCGGATCAATCTGTCCGTGATCATGAATACCGTCATAACTATAAACAATAGCTTTAGTTCCTGTGGTTTCATCATTAATAATAACCATTTGTCGTGAAGTAAAGTTAAAATTAATTAACTGATAGGCTGTAGTAAGAGTTAACGATGCCTGACTGGTGAATGAAGCTCTTGATCCGTTTCCAATTCCACCAGACAGAGCAAGTGCATTTACAGTTTTTTGAGCAGTTCCACCCGTTCCACTTATTGTACAAGCCAACTTATCAGTTCCACCAGATAATGTTAATCCTGACTTAAGAAGTCTAACTGCATCATTCGTAGCAATCGTGATCGCATTTCCTGCACTTCCTTTTGAAGCAGCCACAATATTTACTGTGGAACTTGTTCGTGTAGCATTTACTTCAGTAAGGGCATGAATAGCATCTTTTAACGACTCCGTTGTCGTTGCATTATCAGTAGCCGCTGTCCATTCAGCGGATTCTGTTAATAGGTGACCTGCAATCGTAACTGTTCCAGCATTTATTCCACCTGTAAGTAACGAACCAGATAAGGTTAATCCCGCACCAATTTTAGACATAGCAATAGCGTTTCCAGCAGTTCCAACGTTAGCTGCCACAACAGTTATAATTGATCCGTCATCAGTAGCATTAACACTAACTAGTGCGTTAATTAAAGATGTAAGATCAGCAATTATAACAAACTCTGTTGCTCCTGGAGCTGACGCTACTGCCGTAAACGTAGTTCCAGCAACAGTAATTGCAGATGCAACTTTTCCACCAGAAAGGTGACTTCCAGACTTTGCGAGATTCGCCACGTCAGAAGTAGCAACTGTAATAGCGTTACCTGCTGTCCCTGCTAGATTTGCTACTATACTTATGACATTTGTGGCGACGGCAGTTGCTGTGCAGAGAGTTGTAGCCGTTGCCGTAGTTATAGCAGAAGCAATACTAGCAGCTGAGTCATCATTTGATGTGGCTGCTATCCACTCAGTTGACTCTGTTAAAACAATACCATTGATAGTTACAGTCGCAGCATTTTGACCGTCTTCGAGATTAAGAGGAGTTACTTGTTCAGCCTGAACATTTGAACTGCTTCCTGAAGCAAGAACAACTAAAGAAGCTTCTGAATCGGCATTAACCGCAGCTTTAATTGTATTGGCGGTTGTTCCTGTTATCGCTGTATCATCCATATGAACTACAATTGTAGTATCAGGGCCTGTTACTTCAACAACTGCCACATCACCACTACCAGCAAGGTCAGCTATATATGCAACTGAAATAAGATCTCCAGCTGGGCCATACGCAATAGCAGTGTAGGTTAAATCTTGAATAACTCTTGAAGACTGTTGCTTATGAAGAACTTCATAGTTTTCAAGTGTTATAGTTCCAGAAGCAGCAGTAAGAACATCGGGTGATCCAAATGTAACTGTTCCTGATGCTTTAGTAGCATGTAAATTTGCATAATCACTTACAACAATTGATCCTGTTGCGGCAACGCCATCCGCTGCAGCAGAAGCGTCAAATGCTGTTTTAATCTGTGTCGCAGTTGAAGTACCATTTTGAATTTGAATACTAACGTCATTTCCAGTAACAGTAACAACTTCCGCACCAGCAGTAGCTCCAATGGTATAAGTTATTTTACTTCCATTTCTTGAATTATCAAGTAGATCAGATGAGTAGGTTAAATCTTGAACAACAACAGAACCAGCCACAGCAGCCGCGCCACCAACCAGACTAGTAAAAACAATTGCATACGCAATTAGTTGCTCACTATCTGGAACCATTTTTGCAACACTAACTAGAGCATTACAAGCTGAATCAGCTCTAATTGTCGCCATAATAGCAGACATTTTTGTAACACCACTATTAAATGTAACAGTAATGTCATTTCCAGCAGCAACAGCCGATAGAGTTGTTAAATGGTGCTCATACTTTATACGAATACTGTTCCCACTAGTGCCTGTTGCTTTAGCAGTATAAAGAATACCACCGATTTGTTTAGAAGCAGCAAGAGCAACTGATCCATTAGCAAGTGCAGCATTAACGGCTGAGACTTGCACGTTTGATCCTGTTCCACTAATAGCGACTGAAACTTGCGTCATCGCTAAAATATTGGCGTCAACAGCCGTTTTAATTTGCGTGGCTGTTGAAACACCTGATTGAATTTTAATGGAGATTGCATGATCTAATACGCTGACAACTTCAGAACCAGCAACTCCATCATTTGTATAGGTTAC